CGAGCTCGGCGCCTAGCTGAATCGCGACGAGGACTGACTCAGGCTTCTCCATTCCCTTCGGCGCAAAGCCCGAGGCGACGATGGCGTTGGCGAATCGGTAGGCGTCCTCAAGGCTGGCGAGTTGCACGCCCTGGGCGCCGAAGGTGACCGGCGCCTTGTTGATCTTGGCCGCGGGCGTGGCCGCGAGTTGCGTATCTTCTTTGACGGTTTCGCTGTTCATTGTCTGGTCTGTGTTGTTGTTTTGCTTCTGGGTTGAGCCCGGTCGGGAATTCTCGGCCGGGCTTTAATTCTTAGAACGGCACCTCTTCGGTCAGCGTCTCGGCGACGAGCGTGACCTTGCTGCCGGCGGCAAGCGTGCCGCGGTTGCCGTGGACGATCTGGCGCGCGGCGTTCCTCAAGCGGACGTCCTCGGCCCGCGGCGGGAACGGCTTGCCGTTGTTGCCGATGCGCGGCTCCGGTTCTTGGGCGTACCACTCGACGCTCTTAGCGCCGAGCGAGCGGAGCGCCGTGCCCTTGTTTTTCCCGAAGTGCACCTCGACGCTGCCGGGGTCGGCCACGAGCTCGCTGGGCTGCGGGATGTCCTTCGGAGCACCAGCCGGAGCCGGCGCGGAAGCTGCGGCCGGAGCCGCTGGCTTGTTGGCGAGCAGCGCGCGGATGGCGCGGAGCTCGGCGATGATCTGTTCTGCTTGTTGGTCGGTCATTGTGTTTTGGCTTTAGGTTTACGTAGTCCGAGGATGTGGCGCATCTCCCAGTCGCGGAAGGAGGCGGTGACCTGCTTGTGGATCTCGCGCCACGTGACCCAGCCCTCGCCGGGGATAAAGACCCAGTAGTGGCTGCGCTCGCGATGCCCGTGCGTGCCCGTGTATCGCGCAGCGGAGTGTCCTCCGCCGGTCAGGTTCTTGATCGGCTGAGTGCGGTTGAAGTTATTTTGCATAGCGGAGCCAGCGCACCTCCCGTGCGTAAGCGAGCGCCTGATCGCGCATCGACTGGCGCAGAAGCCGCTGGCTGAGCGCGCTATGCTGCCGCTTGGATTGATCGCGGAAGACGACCGCCTTGCCCAGCGCGTAGTGCGAATAGGCGATGCCCGACGCGAACAGCGCCTTGGTCGCGCGGTTCATCGGCTGGCCCTCCGTTTATCGATCATCTTCTGTTCCTCGCGCGAGATGTAAACCGACTTGAAGCCAGCGTCCCACGCGAGCCGATAAGCCCACGAGACCGAGATGCCGGCCTCGTGCGCGAACTCCTTTGGCGTCTTGCCGGCGAGTAGTGCCTTGGCGATCATCTTGGGTATCATACGAGCGCGAGTTCAGTCTGGGACTTTGCAAGTGTGAGGTTAGCGCAGGCTTGCTCGAAGTAGCTTCTCTTGAGCTCGGATCCGACGAATCGGCGGCCAAGCTTTAAGGACTGGTAGCCCTCCGATCCGATGCCCGTGAACGGAGAATAAACGAGGTCGCCAGGATTTGACCAAAGCGTCACGGCTCGCTCGATCACGTCCAGCTGAAGCGGGCAGATGTGCTTCTCGTCGGCGTTGTCACGCGCGCCATCTCGATTGAGAACGCGGCCTTGATCGACCGTCATCCAGACTGGCGAGGCATACTCCTGCCACATATCGACCGGGAACGAGCTCGGATCCTTGGTCACGGGTTTCGGATTCTCTCCCGGCTTGCGGAAGACGAGCAGGTAATCAGCGCAGCCAACGCGCGAATCGCAGCTGTCGGCCTTGAGCGTCTTGTAAAGCAGACCGTGCGCCTTCGTGCGCTGCATCTCGGTCACGGGTGATTTCCAGATGCAGATGCGGGAATGGAAAAGGAAGCCGTGGCGCCAGAATGCGCGAATGATTTCCCCGCTGAAGTCTTGGAACTCGATGCGACCGTGCTTCCACTTGGTCGACAAGAGGTCGACGCAATGCACGGCGACCTCGCGACCTGGCACCATAATGCGCGCGATCTCCGCAATGAGGAACTCGAAATGCTTCGTGAAATCCTCGAGGCCGGCGCAGTTGCCCATATCCTGGAGGTCGTCCGAATAGGTGAATAGATCGGCAAACGGCGGCGAGAAGATCGAGAAGTCAATCGACTCGTCAGCAATCTCCTTCGCCACGCGAACGCAATCGCCGTGGTAGACTTTCCAGTCGTCGCCAGTCTTAAAGTCGACGGCCGTATTCTTCTTCATTTCCTTGATGCGGTTCTCGGCAAACGCTGCCGCCGCGAGTTTCATCTTCTCTTGCATTGTCTGGTGTTGATGGATCTTCCGGTTGATGGCTTGGGTAATGGCTCCTTCGGTCTCCGCTTGCACGATGTGCGCGTTGACTGGCTTCGTCTGGCCGAAGCGATAGGATCGGCGAAGCGCCTGGTAAAAGTCCTCGAACGAGTAACTGAGGCCGACGAAGGCTACGTTGCGACAATGCTGCCAGTTGAGGCCCATCCCGCAGATTGATGGCTTGCTGATGATGACGCGCGCTCGGCCGTTCGTGAACGCAGCGATCTTCTGCTCCTTTGCTTTCGGAGTTTCGGATCCTCGCACCTCGAGCGCGTCGGGCATCAGCGCCTTGAGCTTGTCGGCTTCGTCGTTGGTATTGCACCAGACGATCCACGGCTCGCTCGAGTTGTTGACGAGCGATGCCACTCGCTTCGCGCGAGCCTCCGACGTGAGCCGCATCTCTTCGTGCATCGTGGTTGCCGAGAGCGTGGCGTGACGGAATAGCTCTTCTCCCGAGTGGTCCCGCTGATCGACGGCGACCATCTCCACGATCATATTGAGCGGAGGCAGGATGTAGCCCTCGTCCGAAAAGCCGATGTCGCTTGGCCGGCTGACGCACGCGGCCCAGCTGGCGAGCCACTTCCAGAACTCTCCCTCGGCGTGACCCTTCAGTCGCCAATCGCCGGTGTTGAAGGTATCGTTGATGAAGAACGTCGCGAGCATCTGCGCCGGCGAACAGATGCCGAGGAACTCGGCGTGCTGGCCGAACTCCGTGTAGTCGTTGGGACTAGGCGTCGCCGTGCAGCAGAGACGATATGGTGTGCGGCTGAAGGCTTCGGTCAGCGCGATGCGCGTCCGGCCCGTAAACGCCTTTAGGATCGACGACTCGTCGAGCACCACGCCGGCGAACGCGGCAGGGTTAAAGTGCTCGAGCTTCTCGTAATTCGTGATCCAGATCCCTGGCCCAGCCTGCACCTCGATGCCGTCTTGAAGGACGGTTGCCGTGATGCCGAACTTCTTTCCCTCCTCCGCGGTCTGATTCGCGACCGCGAGCGGCGTCAGGATAAGCACCGGCATATTGGTGAACTGCGCGACCTGGCGCGCCCATTCGAGCTGCTGCGCCGTTTTGCCAAGGCCGCAGTCCTCGAAGAGCGCGGCGCGACCCTGGCGAATCGCCCAGCGCACAATCGACTTCTGCCAGTCGAACAGCGGCGCCTTGATCTCGAGCGGCTCAAAGCCGCTTGCCTGCGCGACCTTCGTCTTCGCGTCGATAAATTGATCGTAGGTCATCGCATCGCCCTCCGCACCTTGTCTGCGTAAGGCAGCGTCGCGGTCTTCTTGTGTCCGGTCGGGCCGCCGTTGTGGATCCGCGCGAGGGTCGCGACGTCGCCCTTGGCCCAAGCGTCCGGCGCGTAGCGTTTGAAGTAAGCGGTCGCGACGCGGCGCGAGTAAGCAAGGTCGGTGACCTGCTCGTAGCTTCCGGCGACGCGCGAGTCGGCGTGATACGCGCGGGAGATCTGGAGCGGCCCGAGGCTCTTGCCGTTGTCGCCGAGGATCGCGCCGTGGCGGCCGCTGGTCTCGACTTGGTGCAATGCCCGCCAGAAGCTTTCCGGCGGCTCGGCGTGGCTGGCAGAAGCCAGCGCGAGGAGCGCGAGGAGGCGCTTCACGACGCCACCTCCGCGCGGAAGATCGGCGCCATCGAATACTTGCCGAGCGCGTAGACATACTCGCCGCGGTCATCGCTGCGGATCTTCACGCGCTTCGTGCTGCCGTGAGCCTCGACCGTAGCGAAGGAGCCCTTGCGGTCGATAACCTTTACTGAGAAGACGCAGTCGTAATCACAAGCGCTGCGAGCTTCGAGAACCTGGCCGGATTGGATGGGAGCGGTCATTTGTCGTTGTGGTGTCTCGGGCGTGATTGCCTCCGACACCACCGACAATGCAGACCCGCGCGCCGCGGTCAACTCTTTTTCTCAAAATTCTGTCCGGCTGAATCTGACAGTCAGACGTCAGTACGTGTAGTAGGTCGGATTTGAGACTGTGACGGAGATCGAGTACCCGCTCGGCGTGATCGTTCCAGCGCGCACGGTCTGGCCGAAGAAAACCATCGTGCCTCCGTTGGTGCTCGAGTAATCGGCGCCACTCTTCAAAATAAAGTCGTCCGACGCTCCCTCAAAAAGAAAGACCATCGCATATTTAGCCGTGCTTGTGTTGTAGTAGACTTGCTTGAAGCTAAACGAAAACGCAGCTGGTGATCCCGTCGCGTCCAACAGGTCATAAGCGGCAGTCGCGATGCCGCCATTGTAAGTGACCGCTTCTTGTGAAAGCGCACAAACCCGAGATTTTGGAGTGGCTGTTGGCGCATTGCTGACATCGCCGATGAGACCGCCGCTGGCATTACGCATCGCGATGAACGTATCGGAACTGCTTTGCGAATTTGTACCATCTGAGGCGAACATATCGATGTCCGCGTAATTCAGATTCCACCAGTAATCCATCAACGCGGCCACCGTGCTCTCCTCTAGTCTAGGCTGATTCAACGCATCGAGCTCGGCCGTTGTCTTGTCCTCAATGCAATGTGTGATCGAGGAAAACAGCTTAGGATAGATGAACGGATCAGCTGGCATCAGTATGGCTCAGAGGCGAGGACGAGCATCTTCTTCGGCGTCCCGTTCTGGCAGACGTCGATCTCGCGAAGCTGAATCGTGCCGCTGATTGAGGTGTAAGGGATCGTGATGACCGGCCCTCCCGCGCCCATCTCGAGGCCGGCGGAGTTGACCTTGAAGTAATTGGTTCCGTAGTTGACCACGGCGCCTGCGCTGCCCAGCGAAGAGGTGACGCTGCCGTTGCCGTAGGTGATTCCTCCGCTCGCGATCTCCCAGCTTGCTGTGCCATCGGTCCAATCGATTCCGAACTCGTCTACCGTGATCGTGCGGCTGCCGTTGTCCTCGACCACAA